GGAATATACAACTTACCGTAATTTCCATTCATATTATATCTACAAATTGCTTCTATGGCGTATGGCACCTTACGGGCTTGTCTAACTACTTCATCAATCCTATTACATAATGCCGCATCTTTAAAATTATATGAATCTATAAGATACAAACAATAATCTACTAAAACTCTTTTAGTTTCTTCATCAAAATCAATTAACTTTGCTTTTGTTCGTTTAGGAAGTTGAGAGCCTGCGGATAGAGTGGGTGCGGATACCCGAAGCTTGGTTGGCGATTTTTTTGTAGTTTTTTCTAAAACATTTTTAGTATATTGATTCGAAATACCTATCTCAATCGTATTTGTATTTTTATTATTTGTATTTTTATTATTTGTATTTTTATATTTAACAATTTTGTTAATGGACGCTTCACAATTTTGTAAATCGTCGTTTAACATTTTTGTTAATGGACGATTAACAATTTTGTTAATGGACGCTTCACAATTTTGTAAATCGTCGTTTAACAATTTTGTTAATCGTATTTCTCTGTTCACCACCTCAAATCCACGTTTTTTATAAAATATTGTAATATAACCGCGATTTTCTAATTTTTTTAATTTTCTTGATATTGAAACTTCATCAATTTCAAATAAATCAGCAAACCATTTATTTGAAGCATAACAATAACCTTTTTTAGCTGTCAAACTTGATATTATAACTAATAAATTTAATTCATTTTTAATTTCTTTATCTAATGCCCATTCATTAAGACATATAGAATATCCATTTTCTATTCCCATAAACCTTCCTCTCTTCCTTTCCTTAAAAATTCATAATAGTCATTATTCCTAATATACTGGTGATGTCTCCAATCTATTATAGGGATTTCATCGTCTTGTATTAAAAAATATACTATACTTTTATTTATATCTTTCACAGGTAATTTTAACTTTAATATTTCCTCATTTGTCATCATTTTAATTCTCCTTTTATTTAAAGAAAGGGTAGGTAAAGATTCGGTAAACCTACCCAAGGTGAATTTATATAAGTCTAAGATTTATATAAACGCTGTGATTCTTCAATTTTATTTTCAACTTCTGTAATTACTTTTTCCCATATTTCTTTATTCACTTCTTCTATATTAGCGTCTTTGTGTAATTGTACAGTTAAAGAGTGTTCAAAAGAATTCCATAAGTTTTCACTCATAGCATAACTTAATTTCATGGAATATGTGGCATTCGTTATTTTATATGGTTTAGGTTGAACTTCAATTGCTTGTATTAATTTACCTTTAGTCATCTTCCTTCTTCTCCTTTTTCAACGGTTTTACTGTTAATGTGGTTACTACTTTAATAATTTGAGCTGGTTCTAATTTTACTGCGTCAATTCCACCATTGTAAATAAAACTCTCAAGTGCATCGTAGTCCACATATTCTTTGGTTTTTATTATTGATTTTAAATCTTTTTCTTTGCAGTTTTCTCTAAGAATTTCAATACACTTATCATCATCCATTGAAGTTCTATTTTGATATGTAATTACTGCTTTATTGCTTTCTGTTTCAAATATATCTGTATCTAATTCACCTAATTTTGATTTAATAAAAGCATTTTTTGATTTTAATTCCTTTTCTAATAATTGTTTTTGTGTATTTTCAACTAAATACTGGTCAATAACTTTTTTTAAGTTTTTTTGTTCTCTACTTTCCACTATTATCTCCTTTCTTTTTGCTCCAATAATATTTACTATTAAATTCTGCCATAGCTCCCCATTTTAGACATTTTCTAAAATCTTGTAGCTGTGTTACTTGGTCAAAAGTAAAATACCAAGTTCCTCTATTATCTGTAACATATTGTGGTAATCCTACTTCTTCTAATGTTCTTCCTGTTTTGATTGCCCATTTATACCACCTTTTAATAGTTGCAGGGCTAACATTTAAAATTAATGCGGTTCTTGTAATTGAACATATTTCATTATGTATGTCCCAATCTCTTAAATTCATCATTCTTCACCTAAAACTCTCATTAGTAATTCATTTACAAACTGTCTATTTGTTGTTTGACCGTCTATAAAGTATTTAGAGAGTTCTCCTTTCTTCATTACTATTTCATCCACTACTTCGTCAATTGTATTTTGGCACATAAGAGTATAAACGTTAACTGTTTTAGTGGTTCCAATTCTATGACACCTGTCCATAGCTTGATTTTTATTAGCTTCGTTCCAAGGTTCGTCTAAGAATATAACATTATTACCTGCGGTAAGTGTTATACCTGTTCCCATAGCTTGACGAGTGCCTAATATAACTTTACAGTTTTCATTTTCTTGGAATCTTTGTACTTCAAAATCCCTTTCACTTAATTTTACATCACCTGTTATAAGTGCTGGGTCATATTTTTTACATCTTTTAAATGCTTCATTTATAATTTGTGAAAATTCACTAAAAACTACAACTTTTTCATCATTTTTTATACAATCTTCAATTATTTCCATCATCATGTCCAATTTTGTCGTTCTTGTAGCTGTAGAACTTAATAAACTACTTAATCCTGTTACTTGTCGTAGTCGTATAAGTTGAGCAAGGGGGTTTGGACTTAATTTAATTTTATCAATTTGTTCTTTTAAAGCTGTTCTAACTTCATCATAAAGTTTCCACTCTTCTTTAGACATATCTAAATATACGGGGATAAGGTTTTTCTCTGGTAAATCTATAACATCTTCCTTTTTACGCCTAAGCATACATTGGTTAAGTTTTTGAATAATTTCTTTTTTATTTTTATATGCTATAATTTGATGGTCTCCATATCCGCCAAAAATACAATAATGGTTTTTAAATTGTGTAAAAGTATGTGTTTCATAGTCTAGCCATTTTAAAATAATATACAAATCTTCTATAGAATTCATTAGCGGGGTCCCACTTATCGCAATTCGTTCTTTAGATACTAATTTTTGAAACCCTTTGCCTTGTTGTGAATTAGGGTCCTTACATTTATGTATTTCGTCTGCAATAACCATTCCAATCTCACCAGTTCTACACATATATTTTAATTTTTCTGAAATTTCATTATTGCGTAAACTTTCTATATTTGTAATTATAAAGAATTCGTCTATTCCATTTTCTAAATCTTCTAATTTTTCTTTTGTGTCTTTATAACATAATTTTCCTTTATTTGGACCTTTTGAAATTATACGTTGACCCAAAATATAACCTTTTTCCCAAGTATGTTTTTCTATTTCGTGTACCCAATTTAATTTTAGATTATTTACACCTACAACTATTAAACAATGTTTAAACCATTGCTGATTACGTTTCTCAACGGCAATATTTAATGTCTGGAATGTTTTTCCTAAACCTTGGTCATCTGCTAATAACCATTTTTGACTATTCATACCATAATTAAAGCCATCAATTTGATAGTTTCTAGGTTGTGTTTTATATTTATGTCGTATGCCACAATCTTTAATTTTTTCACTATCTGGTTCGTTGTAACCTACAATAGTTAATTGGTCATACACATCAAAATCTACTTTTATTTGTGCTAATTGTATTTTTAAAGTTTCAAGGCAAGTAAAAGGTAGCTCCCACATTTTTCTAGTTGGGTGCCAAAATTTACGTTCGAAACCTCTCATTACATTTACAATTTTTGAGTCATATGGAAATGTTATAAGTAGTGCTCTCTCCGTTTTTAAAGCTATTGGTAAATCAATTATTATTTTTACTGCCATACAATTATTGTATAACAAAATAAAAATTTTTGTATAGTTTGTAAAGTTTTGTTAAAATAAAGCATACCCTAAAAATTTGAGTATGCTATAAATTCTGGGAGAAGAGTTTAATGGTTTTTGCGATAGTTAATTTTCTCCATAGCGTCTATATATGCACGTTCGCTTGAATCTCCTTGATAATCATCGTCATCTAAATCAGCTAATGTGTACTTAACGTATGTTGAAAAATCTTGAGTAATTTCTCCGTAATCTGAATATTTCATATTCATCCAGTATGCAAAATCATAACTGGTATAATCAGTATCTGCAAAGTCAACGCTAATTTTATTTTTAATACTCTGGTATTCCCATTTTGGTACAGGTTCACCGGTTTTATTTTCTAACGTTGCTATTGCTTTATTATAAGTATCAATATCTCTTATATGTGCGCCATATCTTAATGCACATATAAATTCTTCTATATCAACTTCGTCTTGCATAGAACTATATTGTTCAATTTTTAGAAATTTTTCTGGTTCATTTTCAATTAAATATTTTAAATTCTGTTTTAAAGATTCCATAGTTCCTCCTAACTGTTTCTATTACATACAATTATTCTAGGCATATTTTGTATTACCAATTGAGGACCTGTTGAGCCATAAAATCCTCTATATAAAAATCTATTTCTTAATTCACCTGCTGTAAGAGATTCACCAGCTCTGTCTTTTAATGAAATAGTTGTAGAACCTATTACTAAATTAACAGGTAAAGTTGAAGTCAGCTGTGGTATTGACGTGCAAATAGCAAAACAAATTGGTAATTCACTTGTCAATGTGGCTGAAGATTCTGTTGTAAGAGTTACTGCTGTATCAGAAGTTGTGATACTCGTTACTTTATAAAAATTGGGGCATAAATTACATGAACAAGTCATTTTAATATCCTTTCGTGATTGAAAGTAAGGGCAGCTTTCGCCACCCTTACTAATTTACTAATAGCCATAAATACAAGATGTTCTATACCCATTAGCTGCTTCATAAGGAGAGCAGGTAATATAAGCGGGTACAGGTGTAGGTCTCAATGTGTTTATGATATTAGCACTTTGAGCCTGCTGAGAAAGCTGGAAGTTAGCGGTCTGTAAACCTGCTGTCAAATCAGCAATTCTCTGGTCTTTTGCATCAGCTTCCATTTGGCATAATTTGTCTAAAATAGCCTGGGTGTTTGCTGTTGCATTAGTAGTGATAAGCCCAGTATTTTGAGCATTTTCGTACTTAACAGAATCAATATTTCTGTTAGTGGTGCAACAACAAGAGTCCTGATTATGCTGTAAATTAGACATTGCCATTTGTACACCACCAAATCCTTGAAGAGTTTCTTTTTGTGATGTGAATTGGTTGTTGGCAATTTGTGTGAACCCTTGACCTAAAGTATTTTCTATACGGTCACCTGTTCTTCCAATTTGGTTAGACAAGTTTGTGTACAGAAAATCATTGTTGATTTGATTTGTAGCGGCATTGTTACCAAATCCAAATCCATTGCCTCCCCAAGCAAGTAGGAAGAACAAGAAAAATACCCAAGCATCATCACCGCCGCCAAACATACCACTACGGTTGTTTTGACCAAGGAGAATCGCTTCAGTAGAAGATAAACCTGAATCCATAGTTTTACCTCGCCTTTCTTTATATAAATGTACACCTTCACGTAGTAAATCTACGGAATTTCAGGAATCTATAAAGATAATCCGAAGTTTGAAGCCCATTGTGATAATTCTTGCGGACTAATATTCTTTTCTTTTGCGACGTTCATTATTATTTGTTTCTTTTGGTCTAAATTAGTTCCTTGCGACATTTTTAATGCCTGTGAAAATAAAGGATTTTGACCAAACATTGTTTGAGCCATTTGTAAAGGATTAGGATTGTTTCTAAGCTGTGCGAACATTTGGAACAGTTGCATTGGATTTTGGTTCATTATTTAATCCTTTCAATTTTTGTTCTAACATTTCTACTTTTTGTGTTAGCTCTTGTATAATTTTGGAATTGTTAGCTTGTTCATCTTGCGATGATGACGTGTTATGCGGCAACGCTTGTTCCACATAACATCTTATAGCACAACTACCATCATTCGCTAGCTGTTTGGTATAAATTTTCTTATTAGCAATGTCCGGAAAAATATGCAAACTAC